GCCCAGGCGGATCGTCTGTCGTTGGTCCAATCCAGGATCATGGCGATCAGTCGGGACATCCTGGTGTCTGCCCTGTTTCCGGACACATGCGAGGAAAAACCCCCTGTAAAAGACATGGTCGAAGAAGGGGTCCTATTTAAAAACGGACCCTTGTCGAAAGGGTCCGACATCACCACCTTCACGTTTCACGATCATGACGTTCGGGTGATGATTGAAGACCAACCGTGGTTTTTCGCTGCTGATGTCAGCAAGGTTCTTGGATATCGTCGCGTTGATTATGCTGTCCGTATTCTCGATGAGGACGAAAAAAGTATTCGACTGATCCAGACCGACGGTGGTGCCCAAAAATATTCCGTCATCACCGAACCCGGCCTCTACCGCCTCCTCATGCGCTCCGACCGTCCCGAGGCCAAGCCCTTCCAGAAATGGGTGGTCTCGGAAGTCCTCCCCGCCCTGCGCAAAAGCGGGGCCTACAGCGCCCCCACCACCACCGCCCTTCTCACCAAGGACACCCCATGACCCAGAACCCGCAAACCATCATCGAACTCCAGGCCCAGAACGTGAAGCGTCTGTCAGCCGTCACCATCCACCCCAACGGCCAGCCGGTGGTCATCATCGGTGGCCGCAACGGCCAAGGTAAGACCAGCGTCCTGGATGCGATCCAGTGGGCCTTCGCCGGCAAGTCCGCCATGCCGGATGAGCCCATCCGCGCCGGGCAGGCCCGCGCCACCATCATCGCCAAGACCCAGGACTACCTCATCGAGCGGCGCATCGCGCCCTCGGGCAGCACGGTCACCGTCACCGCGGCCGATGGCGGCAAACTGGCCAGCCCACAGGCCGTCCTGGACAAACTGACCAGCGACATCGCCTTTGATCCCCTGGCCTTCCTACGCCAGAAGCCCCGCGACCAGGCGCGCACCCTGCAGGCCCTGATCGGTCTGGACGTGGAAGGGTTCGCCACCCGCCGCAAGGCCATCTACGATCAGCGGGCCTCGGCCAACCTGACGCTCAAGAACCTGGAAGCCAAGCAAACCCAACTGCACCCGAACCTCCCCGACCAGGAACAATCCGCATCGGCCTTGGCTGAACGCCTACGCGCCGCCGAGCGCAACGCCGCCATGCGCGCCACCGCCCTGCGGGACCTGGACAACATCAACGCCGAGATCAAGCGCATGGAAGCCGCCCTGGCCCAGGCCAAGACCAAGCACGACCAGGTCCGCGCCGCCCTGGACAACATGCCCGCCCCCACCAGCACCGAAGACCTGGCCGCCCAGATCCGCGACATCGAGGCGACCAACGCCAAGATCCGCCACAATGCGGCCCAGAAGCAGGTGGCTGCCGAGGTCGAGAAATGGCGCGCCGAAAGCCAGCGCCTGACCAAGGCCCTGGAGCAGGCCGACGCCGACGAACGCGCCGCCGTGGCCGCCGTGAAACTGCCGGTGCCGGGCTTGTCGGTAGACGCTGACCAGGTGCGCCTGAACGGGGTGCCCCTCGCCCAGGCCAGCCAAGCCGAACAGATCCGCGTGGGGGTCGCCATCGCGATGGCCCAGCGCCCCGGCGTGCGGGTGGCCCTGGTCCGCGACGGTAGTCTGTTGGATGACGACAGCCTGGCCGCCCTGGCCGCAGCCGCGGCCGAGCACGGCGCCCAGGTGTGGGTGGAACGGGTCGGCCGTGGCAAGGAAGTCTCGGTCGTGATCGAGGACGGCCAGGTCGTGGGGGCCAGTGCGCCGCAGACTGAGACCGTGAAGGTTGAAAAGCCGAGTGACCAGCCGCGTCACAATGTGACCAGCGAAGTCGCGCCTGAGAAACCGGCCACTGTGGCCGCGTCCGTCACCACCGCTGATGACCTCTTTTAGGAGCACGATCATGCCCAAGAAAATCCCCGTCTGCGCCGTCTGCGGCAAACCCGTCAACCCGTCCAAGGGATCCATCACCAGCGACTGGTTGGGCATCAAAGGCCGACCGCGCATCATCGTCCACGCCTATGAAGGCCTGGAATGTGACCGGAAACTGCCGCCCATGCACGGAAACGGCGTCGAGGTGGCCAAGGTACTGCGGAAGATCGCCGCCAAGGGCCTGGACCGTATCGTCCTGTTTGGTGGCGTCACCCTGGAAGAGATGCTGTCCTCCGCTGCCCGCCTGGACGCGAAGGAACGGGAACTGGAACGGGTGCAGGGGGATCCACCGGCCAAGAAGAGGCGTTCACCATGAAACCACCCCCCATCCCGCCCCCGCGCAAACACCTAGTGTTCCACGGGAAACCGAATGGACGCGGCGGAATCACCTATGAACCATCCATACCCATGGATGGCGACATCAGGGACTGGACCTTCACCTGGAAAGGCCTTGGCGATTGGGTGACGTGTCGGTGCCTGCCGTTTGGGGAACATTGGGTGGCTGTGCCCCAAAAACCCCAGGACCAAGGATGACCCATGGACTACATCTACGAACTCCGCTAACCAACCCGTTCCACGAAAGTGAGCAGCATGCTAACAATAGATGACATAAAAGTTGGCGATAGGTTTTTATACCGAGGGTTTGCGTCAATGGTTCAGGAGGCTGCTTGCGTTGAGTTCACTCCAGATAGGAAAATGGTAAAATTACAATACCCAAGCGGGTTTTGTATGTGGCTTAACGAACAGGAAACAAAAGACATTTTTATTTTTTGTTTCCTGCCTAAATTAACTTGTGACACGCAGAAGCCCAACGCCCAAGATCAGCCGCCGGGCGGCCCATGATCCCGCCCACAGTTGCCCCATCGTCGCCCGGTCGGCTGCATCGCCCTGTTGGGCGCTTGCATATACACACTGCGTATGTATAACATCCACCATGGACAGCCGCCACCTGATCAAGCGCCTACGTGACCACGGGTGGCAGCACATCAGAACCACGGGTGATCATTGGCATTTCAAGCATGCCGAGCATCCCGGACTGGTCACGGTGCCCCATCCCAAGCGGGATCTGCCCGTGGGAACCTTGCGCAGCATCTACCGTCAGGCGGGATGGCCTTGGCCACCGCGATGAAAGGGAACGCCATGGAATACCTTGCCGCCATCCATAAAGACGCCGACAGTGACTTTGGCGTCAGTTTCCCCGATCTGCCAGGATGCGTCACGGCCGGCCGCACCCTGGACGAGGCCCGTATCATGGCGGTTGAGGCCCTGACTGGACATCTGGAACTGCTGCGCGAACAGGGTCAGCCCATACCGCCCGCCCATACGCTGGATGTGGTTTTGAGGCGTGCCGACGTGCGAGCCCACAAACCCATGGTATGGATCGCCATCAACGTAGCGGAGGTGGACAAGTCGGTGCGACTGAATATCACCCTTCCGACCAGTCTCCTGCATCGCATTGATGCGCGTGTCGGGGCGGGCAGTCGCTCAGGTTTCCTGGCTAAGGCGGCGCGTCAGGCCCTGGCGTAATGGCTGCCCGCCCACTGCCCCATCGGACACGCCGCAAACCGTGACGCCCACAACCAGACGCGGTCGGCGCTCGCGCAGCCGATCAGCCGGCACCGGTCGCCGGTGAAATGCTGGCACTGCCGGCAAGCCGCTTCCCGCGCGCGGTGTTCCTGCATGGGGATGGGTCCCAGCGGTATGGCCCGGCCGGTCTGGTGACTGACGACCACGGCGGTCATACGCCACCACACTGAATGCCGATCTGGACCTGGATGCGCGGATAGATCCTTTGGGTGCGGACACTGCCATCCGGCAGTTTCCAGATCCAGTCCGGTTTCCAGGCGTCGCCAGCGATGTGGTTGGATGCGGTATTGATGGGCACCGGATACCCATCCGGCTGATAGGTGTACACATCCCAATCCCCGGCCATGCCCACGGCCACCGAGGCCGCCATGATCCAGGGCAGTTGACCGCCAACACTGAACGCCGCGCCAACTGGTCGCGGGCGCAAGATGGAATGCAGAGTTGGGTACATGGCCCCAGGAAAACACCAATAATACGGGCAATAATAGGCGTCCGAGACGTAGCCCGCGAAGGTTCCGGCAATCTCCATGCGCCAGGCCTTGTCCCCCTCAAACCGTTTGGCCTTGGTGATGGTCAGGCTGCTGACGGTGATGGTGTCTGATCCGTCAAACGCCGTCGCCAGACATGCCGACCTATGCACGGCCACCGATCCTATCTGGTCGAACGAGATGGTGTCGGGAAGTTGGTCGAACATGCTGTCGGTGATCTGCCCACCGTTGTTGCGCATGGCCCCATGGTCGGCCTCCCAGGTGTGGCCGAAGGATCCCGAACAGATCCAGCCATGGGGTGCGATAGGTGTCCCGTCAATCCATCCGCACCCATGGGCCACCTTCCCGCCGCCGCTGGTCGGGTGCAGATAGTCCCAGGTGTTTTGATGATCGAACAGGCCCCAGCAGGACCGGAAGACGGGCGCTGGGGCAGGATCAATGCCGGCCTGGTCGTAGCACAGGGCAAAGGCCCCCTGCTCGGCCCGCGCCAGCGCCGAGGCCGCCAGATCGCACGAACAGCGGGGAATGATACCTCGCACCGTCTGGCCGCGCGCCACGCAGTCGAACAGGCGAAAGACCGGATCTGCTTTGCCAGCGAACCCGGCCGAGGTCGGCGCGCAGTCGGTCACAGCGGCACCCGCAAGAGTCCCACCGGCCCGACCTCGCCATCCACACAGACCAGACTCCGACAGACCAGCCACGGCTGGAAATGCGGCATCACGGCCATGGTCTCATCGTCAATCTGCCAGCCCAAAAACCTATTGAAGGTCAGGGTCGTGGTCGGCCGCGTCTCATCGAATGGCGGCGAGGTCACCGGCAGGCCCGACTGGCCGACAAAATACACCGCGCCGGGCGTGCCCTGGTAGTCCGTGGTTCCCCAGATCAGCACCTGCACGCTGGACCCGACCATGCCGATCTGGAGGCCGAACGGGATGGGCCGGTTCTCGGTGGCGTCCTCGCCCCCTACCGTCTCCACGTCGCAGACCTCCCACGCCCCGTCCCGCAGCATCAGCACCGTGCCAACTGTATCCACACTCACCCCAGGCCCCGGCGCACCCAGGGCCACGATGCGTCCGCCGCCGCCACCACCACCGCCAGGGATGGCCAGGCTGGTCATGCCCAACACATCCAAGGGACTGCGGGTGGTCTTCAGGGCGTCTTTGTTCTGCCGACCCAGGAAGGGCATCATCGCCGCGCCCCCGCCATATAAGCCATGGTGAACCGCTGGCCGTCCCAGGTGATGGACCGCGACAGCACCCGCCGGCCCAGGGTCACGGTGCGGTCCTGGTCGGCATCGATGGGCAGCGTCACGTCGCCTATCCAGTCGCCCACCTGGATGGTGGACCATGCCACGGTGGACCACTCCAGACGGGTGTCGTCCTCCCCGTAGACCTCCCAGGCCTCGGTGGCCAGGTCGTGAAGCGACTGCGTGGCATCGATGGCGTCCCCGGTCACCGTGACCGGGCTTCCGTCTTCATCCACGCCCAGGGTGACGTTGCCCGCACACCGGATGCTTTCCAGGTTGGACCACACGCAGACCGATGCGCCGGCCGTATGGGTGGCGCTATGCTGCACCTGCACGGCCCTGGGCGATAGGATGGCCAGGGTGATGACGATGCCGGCCGCGTTGTTGTAGATGTCAATCCAACCGTCCCCGGTTATCCACAGATACCCCTCGGCATCGATATAGGCCCCGACCTGGCCATTGACGCAGGTCAGCGTCCCGGCCGCGTCCTTGACCGCGATCATGATGGGGGCGCTGCCGGGTTTGACCGTGCTGCCCACATCCCGCACCAGGGGCAGATCCGGCAGCAGGGTGCCGAATCCGGCCTTGATGGTGCCGCCTCCCGCGTCGCCGGTCTCGGGCAGATCCACGCCCCAATCCACGGAAAACCGCCGCTTGGCCGGGCTGGTCGGATCGCCGGCCTCGGTGCGCTCCAGGTCGTCGGCATCCCAGACGCCGATCAGGTCGGTGGTGCCGAAGCTGGTGTCGGTGGGGTTCAGCGGGTCGTGCTTGAAGGTCTTCACCCAGACCGTGGGCTGTCCCAGCGTCCGCACTTCCTTCGCCGTCTGCGCCCCGCGCTCGTCCAGAGTGTAGTCCTGCACCCAGGGTTCCCGTAGGTCCAAGGTGGTCACCGGGTCACTACCTGGCGACAGGCGCGGACGCCACACCAGGGCCGTGGTCGGCTGCCCGCCCACCGTGGACTGCTCCCACCACCACACCACGTCCGGACAGGCGTCCAGGATGCTGGCCACGACCTCGCCCGCCGTGCGCCCGCGCAGATCCCACTGGCCTATGGTCGTCGGACCACTCCCGTCCACCTGCCGCCAGTTGACCCCGTTACTGTAGGCCGACTTCTGGACCGCGTTCAGCGCCTCGTAGGCCGTCCAATACGTTCCGCTGCGGGGCTGGATGCCTTTTGATGATCCCCCGCCCCAACTGGCATTGCCGTCGCTCATGTTCCCGCGCAGGCTCGGATTCAGGATGCCGGGGGCGCAGTAAAAGATCTGCTGATCGTTGCGGTAGGGCCACTGGTGCAGGTAACTGGTCTGCGCCTGACCGCCGCCGTCCATGGCCAGTACGTCCAGCGACCGTACCCCGCTGCGGTAGACCTCGCGCACGCGGGTGATGGTCGCCCGGAAGACTTCTAGGACCCCATCTGGCCCTCGCACCGTCACCACCAGGGCCTTGCCCATCAGGTCGGGCGGGGCCGCAGCAGCCACCGCATCAGACGCGCCCTGCCGGTAGCTGGTCAAGGGCAGCATCAGCGCAATGGTGGTGCCCTCGGCCCCGGCCGCCTGGGCGATGCTGGTCACCTGGGCCAGCGGATACACCTGGTCGGCAATGGTCACGGATACGGTGACAGGTCCGGTCGATTGGTAGGTCATGGGATGGGGTACACCGTGGCTTGGCAGGTGACCAACCACCCGCTGGGAATGGAGGCGTCGCTGGAATCCGCTGGCACTGCGTCGGCGCGGATGTCCACCACGCAGACATCACCATTGAATCCCACCGGCATGCCCGAAAGCGTCACCTTCTGCCCCGCCAGCCCCCGCAGGTTGGCGACCGTGGCCGCCTCCGCGAACAGACCGCGCAAGGCGATGGTGGACGGCTCCGGCCGCGCTGGCAGCAGGAAGGCCCCGAACTGCGCCGAGGCCTGGTTGACCTGGGGGATCACGCCCGTGGCTGGGGGCTGGACTACGCCTTGGGATTCGTGGAACTGGTAGGAACCGAGGGTGATCATTGGGTTTCCTGGGCGGAATCAGACATGACCGGTTTGACCGGGATGGCGACCTTGCCCGAGAAAAAGGCATCCATCTTTTTTTGTAGGGCCGCGTCGGGGTAGGCAATGGATGGTTCCGCATTCAACTCAAGTTGACGACGCAATCCCTGTGTACGGTCAGCCCGTGCATTCATTTCTAAATTTTCATCTGAGAATGGGACGAACTTCATAAATGCCTTCCCCATACCACTTGCGACTTTAGGGACTGCATTCATTGCACCCATTGCAGTGTCATAGGAATACAAAAGAGGATTCTCAACAAATCGTTGAACCTGACTTTTGGTTGGTGGCGGTGGAGCACGAACAAAATCTGGCACATTTTCCCGAACCCATGCTTCCCATTGTGCGGTGCGGGCGCTTGCCAATGCAGGATTAGCAAAGCCACCAATGCTGATCCCATCCTCCGTCATCGTGGTGGACGCTCCCGAGAACCGAGGATCCCCGATGATGGCCGACACATAGGGCCGCGATTGCATCGACAGCCCACCGCGCTCATTGATGGTCTGCACCAGGTCTTGTTCTGCCCCATACCCGATCAGTCTACCCGAGGCCCCAACGGCCAACTGGCCCGAGGTGAGTCCGTTCATCAACCGGGTGAAGTCGTCGTCCGATAGTCGCCGTTGCTGAATGGCCAAGGCTGCGGCCAGTTCCCCACGCCGGTCGAACTGCCGTCCTTCTGGGTCTGCATCTTGCAGGCGCTGATAGATCTCGGCGCTCCCGGTGATCTCGCCCAGTTGTTGCGCCTGAAAGTCTGCGAGTCCTGCCCTGACGGCTGCCGCGATACTGGAGGAATCGGACCCGCGCCGCCGGGCTTCCGTCTCGGCAATGGTCAGTGCGAACTGACGGGCCTGACCAGGAGCCCCACCGCCACGGGCGGCGTCGATCTCGGTTGTCAGGGTTTCGGTCTCGGTCCCGGATACGCCGAGCAGGGCCAGATCACGGCGCAGTTCCCCTGTCCGCAGATTGGCCTTGCCCTTCTGGTCGAGGTTCTTGGTGTAGGCCGCCATCTGGGTATCATAAAGGGTCGTGAACGAATTAAGCCCCGCCCGTGCGGCCTGGAATACGGCCGTCACGCCCAAGAACCGGGCCACCAGGCCATCACCGAACTGCCCCAGCGAGGTCCTGGCAACCAACGCAGACTTGCTTGTTTTTTCCACCTCATCCCGCACCCTGGGCATGGTACGAGCCAGCCCGTCCCCTGCCCCAGCCGCTTTCCGCTCCGCATCCGCCAGCCCCAAAAAATGCCGGGACAGACTCTCGACCGCTACCGCCGTCCGCGGCGAGGCCTGGTCAATAGACCGCAGCACCACCAGCATCTGATCCATCATGGACCTGGCCGACTGCGAGCCGGGAACAGAAATCGGAATGGTGATGCCGTCGCTCATGGCCTATCTCCAGCCCGGCGTCTGGCCGGTGTTCATCGCCCAATCCCCCAGCGCCACCTGCTCCATCACCGTCAGCGGCACGTCCATCACCTGACGGCTCAGGCATGCAATTGCGAGGGCTCGTCGTCGGGCTCTGTTTTTTTTTGCGTGGTGATGCCCCACGCCGCGAAGCATATCTTCTGCAAAATCTCCGTCGTGAACCAGGGCGCGGCATCGAGGTCGCCGTCCTCCACCCGGTATCCGGCCTTGATCGCCAGCACGGCCAGACGGATCAGATCGCCGTCCACAGGCCCCGGCCCCTCGCCGCGCTCGGCGCTGGCCAGGCTGTCGCGCACCTGTTCGGCCAGGGCAGCATACGGGTCCACTGGTGCGCCCACGCAGGCCTGGGAGGCCAACAGCTTGCGGACAGTCGTCACGGCCGGCGGGATGTGCAGGGTCAGGCCCTGGCCAACCGGCACCGCGATGGCCAGGGCCGGGCGCGGCTTGGCCACCACGTCCAGGTCGGCCTGGGTTGCCAGGGGTATCATCAGGCCGCCTTGAAGGCGCGCAGGGTGTAGACGTAGGTCGATTCCCCGTCGATCACCGGTCCGGCCGTCACGCTATCGATGATGGCCTTCTTGCTGGTGTCCCAGGTTTCCAGGTCCACCTCGGTCCCGCTGAACCCATCGCCGATGCCGTCCACGTTCGCCAGATCCTTGCCCTTCACCAGCAGGATGCCGCTATTGCCGGCCCGCTTGTTGATGGGCTTGGCCAGGGTGATCGTCACCCGCTTGAAGCCGCCGGTCACGGCCATGAGGGCCGGATTGCCGGTGGCCGGATCGACCAGGGTATGCTGGTTGATGCCTTCATCGGACACGTTGATGTTGATGACGTTTTCCAAGAGGGTGCCATCGAAGGTCACGCTCTTGAGGTTGGTGCGCGTAATGGTCATGGGGTTCCCTCGGACCGTGGTGGACGGGATGGACCCCGCCCAGGATACCGAGGACCGCGCCTGCTACGACCAGGGGTCGGTCATCGCAGGCGGGACTTTACACCCGACCTTACACATGGCGGGGTTCAAGGGGCAAGACAGTTTGTTTCTGGGAAAGACAGTTCTTGGATCATGACCCGTTTGGAAGCATGCCATGCTTCAAAACCCGGTTCCGACATTCAATGTCGCAATGCGCGGCACGTCGCAGAAATGCTTGCAGACAGGACTTATGACTCATTGAGACGGGGTCTCACGCCATGAGACCGCGTCTCACACCACCACGGTCGGCGCCCCACCCCCAAACCGCTGCCGCACCCCGGTCGCCTGCCCGGCCGCCCGCGTGATGGCATTGAGGCGCTTCTGGAGGATGGCCACCAGCATCTTCCGGTCGTTCTGATCCGGCTCCACCGGGCTGCGCTTGGGCATGCGCCCTGTCCCAGTGTGCTGATAAACCGCGTAATCCGGCAGCCCGCCGAAGGTGATCACCGCCGTCTCGCCCGCCTGCCGTATGGCATGCCGCCGCGACAGCACCGCCGCCCGCAGCGCCCCCGAGTCCACCAGGATGGGCTTCTGGCCACCGATCATCACCGAACCCGTCCCGCCCACGCCAGGGAAAAAGATCTTGTTCCGGCCTATCTTGCGGATCTCGCCCTTGGCCCACCGCGCCTTGGCTTTGACCGTTTCGGGCATCAGCGCCGGAAAACGCCAGTTGCCCTGGCCCTTGAACCGGTCGTCCACGATGGGCGAGGCCTGCCCGGCCAACCCATTGGCGAAGGCCTGGGCCGCGATGGTCGGGGCCTGGTCCAGGAAGGTCCGTAGGGCTTCCAGGCGGCGGTACAGGTTGGGGGAGACGGCGGCCATGGGCTAGCCGGTTTTACGGTGCCCGTGGCTACATGTGCTTTCAGGATTCATGATGTCATAACCAAAAGACACCAGTTTTTCCTGTGGCGGTTCACCCCACCGACGAACAAGGCGCAACGGCAACCCTAAAGACAATATGCCGTCCCATTCATCGCCCTTTGGCGGAATGTCGTGATCGTCCAGCATACCCATGACGTCCCAGTCACCGTGCGGCATGTCACAGTCCCTTCAGCCTCAAGTATAGATCAATATCCGAAAAGTCCAGAAAACCAGTCCACTGCGACCCACGTAACAAGGCGCGCCCGTCAGGCAATGATGCCAACTTGACCAAGGATCTCGGCCCTGATCGAATGATTACATTAACGATCTCTTGAACATCCTCTGGCGCATGCTCAATCCGCTTCGCTAAATACCCTTTCAGCGCCGACCATCCAGCAGCATCAGGAACCATTCCGAAGCGCGCCCAGAAAAAACCACCGTCTTCCTTGCCTGCGTCAATAATAAGCCTTTTGGCGTCTATATTGTCCCACCACGAAACAAGGTTCCGCAAAACCATTCTTGAGGCTCCACCGCCACGCATGTTTGGTGGGTCTATACGCATGCGTTTTATCTCAGCAACTTTCGCTGACTGATCGAATGCGTGCCATAACGTTAAAACACCGCCACCGGTCAATTCTGCCTCGATCTTCAAAGTGTTCCCATCCCGCTCGGCAATCCCGGCACGAATAGGAACCCCGCGCAAGGTCTGGTCAACCTCCAGCCGATCAGCCTCGTTATCCACCAGAACATCAGTCCGTGGTGGCGGATTCTGTGTCAGATGACCCGGTGCATTCCTCAAAGCGCCCTCCCCCCGCAACCGCTCGGCCGTGGCTGGGTACTTTTGCCCCAGCGTCGCCGCAGCAAGCCGGTCGCCGGCCAGGGCCTTCTGGGCCAACTCCCGCCCCGCCCTGCCAACCCCCGCCAGCGGTCCGGTTCCCATGGGCGACGGCGGGCGCACATCCGCCGCCTTCACGATCACCCGCGCCACCTCCCGACTGATTCCTAGATTCTTCGCTGCCGCAAACGCCCGCGCCTCGGCCCGCTGCGGTTCGCCTGCCTCGGCCGCATCCTTGACTGCTTGCCATCCCTCCACGTTCTTGTCCAGCCACGTCCGCAAGAGCCGCTTGGGATCCGCTGTGGCCGGCTCGCTGGTCGTGGTTTTGATGACTGCCGCTGCCGGGGTCTCGGGCCGCGCCTCGTACCGGATGGCGCACCGGCAACCCCAATCCAGGGGCGGAATCGGTGCGGCCGGGTCATCCAGCCGCCACACCGTGTTGTGAAACGCCGCATGCTCAGGCCGCACCGAAGGGTCCGGCGCTGCCTGGGGATCATGCTCGGTGCCAGATTCGTTGGTTGAACACAGGAAGCGGATGACCACCTGGTCGGCATCCAGCGCCCCACCATGGGCCCTGGTCGCCTGCACCGCCGGATCATCCTCTGGCAGACCGCCCAGGTCCCAGGTGATGGGCATGGTCAGCCTCCCGACAGCAACGCGGCCACCGCACGCGCACCGATCTGCGCCCCCAGGTGCCAGGCCTCGGCCACCGCACTGCCCACGCGCAGGGCGTGACGGGCATCAGCCGCCTCGACCTCGCCAGGGATGCGCGACGGATCATAGGCTCCGGTGAGGGGCGCCGTGATCGCCTCCATGATGTCGCGCTCCAGGGCCTCGCGCAGATGCGTGGCCACCTCGGACGCGGTGTAACCATGGATGGGATACCCCTCGACCTCGGCCCGTTCAGCCTCGCCCACCTCGATGGACACCGGCAGGCCCGGCGCGGCCCGTTGCGCCCCCAGGACGTAGCCGTCCAGCATGGCATCCACCAGGGCCTTGTGGACCCGCCGCTGGGCCGCCGCCAGATCATTCCCCAGAGCAACCATCACCGTGGCATCGGTCCGCAAAAGGCGCAGATCCATGCCCGGTTCGGCCAGGCTGCCCGTGTCGCCCTGATGCACCAGCCGACGCACCACGACCGTGGCCACCGCTGCCGCCGTCGCGCCTACTGCGCCCATCTCGGCCTGCCGGGCTGCCACCATCCAATCGGTGAACTCACGGGGCATGGTCAGCCCCGCATCAAACAAAACGTGCCGATCCCGCCCGCCGTGCCGCGCCGCTGGCCAAAGTCCACCGGCATTTCAGCAGGCCGGAACGTGCCCGCCGCCAGCGCATTGACCACCGCCTGAAAGCGGGCCGCCAGATCGGTGACCACGCTCCATTGATCCTGCCCGCTGGCATACAGACGCCCGCCCAGTTCCGCCGCCGCGCCGATGACGACCACCTGGGCCAGGCTGGGGATGGTCACGGGGGGCGGTTGTTCGTCGATCCATTGCCGCACCACAGCCGCCGCAGACCCCACCACCAGCGCCGTCGCACGGTCCAGCGCGGCCTCGATGGCTTCCTGGACCGTCATGCTGGGCGTGGCCAGGTCGTCAGCCGCAGCGCCCAGAACGGGGGCGACCTCGGTCCAGGACGCGCCAAAGCGATTGAAGCGGGTGGCGAGGCTCAGGGCCATGGTCAGCCACCGGATCCGCGGGTGATGACCATGCGGCTGAAGATGTGCAGATCGCACAGATGGAGTTTGTCAGCCGTATGGTTCTGGACCCAGATCTGACCATCAGCCGTCAACGGCTCAGACGGAGCATCACGATCCCGATTGCAGCAGGTGACGTTACCGACGGTTTTGCGCCTGCCGCAGTTGAAGCAGTTGTTGATGTTGGTCGTGGTACGATAGCCAGTTGGAGCGGGATTCATCAGGAACCTTTCTTGCGCTCTTGGCGCTTCTCTTGTTCAATCTTTTCCAGGCCGCGCAGTTTCGCCGCTCCGTATCCACCAAAAAGCGTGGTGATCAGCATCAGAAACGACGACGCCACCCCACCCATGTCCCCCATCCCCATCGAGGCCGCGCCCTGCGCCGCCTGCATGATGATCTGCGGCGGCTGGATCTCTTCCCGCGTCTCGCTCGCCGTGTCGGTCGTGGTCGTCACCTTCCAGGCGGTCACCACCGGACCCGGCGCGGCCGGATCGGTGACGGTACGGCTGCCGGCCTCCACCTGCTTGGCGCGGGCCTGGGAGGTGGTCAGCAAGCATCCCTGCAAACCCAGGATTATCAGAAACGAGATGAACAACCTCATGGATGCCCCCCGGCCTTGGTGATGACCCAGACCACCGCGCTCCCCAGCAGGGTCAGCAGCCCGAGACCGACCACAGCCCCGATCCCCCAGATGATGCGGCCAACGTTTTCACTCCGCTCATCCAGGAGAGCCATCTTGGTAGCCCCTGCGGCCAGACGCTGATTGATCTCGCTCACCTCGTTCTTGATTTCCTTGAGCCCTGTATTCTTGATGTCCTGGAGTTCCGCCATGATGGCGCGGATCGCACTGTCCTGAATGCAGACATGCGTCGTCTCGCCACTAGACCGCTTGGCATTCTTCTCGGCCTGCCGGACGATCTCTGCCGCCAGCTTGCCGGTAGGATCGCTATCGCTGCCGCTGCTCATGCGCAGTCCTCCACGACCGTCACCACGGCCGGTTCCCAGGTGTAGATCTTATCCGTGGCCGTCACCACGCGAAAAATAAGCAGGTAATCACCCGGAGCGATGGTGTCCGTATCGTCGGCCGCGAACTCGGCCTGCACTTGCCCGGCCTCGTCCGTCACCGTGCAGGTCACCGCGTCCAGGACGTGCGCCCGGTCGGCAAAGCACAGATGCGCCGTTACCGCCGCCCCGGCCAAGGGCATACGGTCCTGCCCCACATCCAGGATCGCATCCAGGGTCCAGGTATCGCCACGCACCAGGTTCTTCACGCTGCCCATTACGGCACCACACTACGCCGCCGCGCCGGTGCGACGACCAAGGGCCGGTCGTAGCGCACCAGCCGGACCGTCCGCCGGGGGCTGGTGACCTGCGCCACCCGCCGCCCGTGCTGTGGGGCGTCGCTGACCGCAGCCGCGCTGATCGCCGCCGCGCTGGCCCAGGCGATGGCAGCCCGCGCCACCACCACGCTGCCCACCTGGGGAACCTCGGCCGAGGCCTCGGGCAGAGACACCGGCACCACCTGGAGGGCAGAGCCAAACGCAGCCTCAGCCACCGCCGAGGGCCAGGATCCCGACGCCGCACCCTGTCGGCTGGTATCCACTCCGGTCGCCATCGTGATGATGGGCCGCGCCACCGCCGCGCCCTGGTCGCCTGACGCAGCACCCGCCACCACCGCGCCCGCCTGGGCCGCAGAGGTCGGGGCCTGGATCAGATCGCCCCAGGCAGCATGCACCGCCTCAGCCTGACCCGCTATGGCACCCGCTATGACACTTGGAGGCGTCACCGCCTGCGATGACCCAGCCCCGGTCCGCGCAGCCGCAGCAACCACAACCGGCAACCGCACCACGGCCACCCCGTCGCGTTGCTGCACCACCGATCCCAGAACCGGAGCAACCACAGCCTCCGGCAGACTGCCGTCCGCCTGCCCATCCGATACCACGCCACCCGCCGCCGACCCCGTGGCCGCAGCGGCCACCACAGCCGGCACCACCACGCCTGAACCTGCCCCACCCTGCGCCGAGGCCTCGGCCGGTGTCGCTGGTGCGGCCGGTGGATTCGCCACCGCCAGGCGCACCGAGGCCGCGACCACCTCAGGCGCAGACACCCCAGCCGCCGGGACCTGGGTCGGTGCCGTCACCGTGATCCACGCCGACACGCTGGGGGCCGCGCAGGCCGCCGCCGTAACATCAACCGGGAAGGGGAAGAAGCGGAACGCGATCCCGGTCACCGGCTGGGCCACCGCGCTAGGCGGGTCCACCCGCTGGATCAGATCCATCACCGCCTCAGGGATCTCCGCGACCACCTCAGGCGGCTCCGTGAACGCCTCGTAGATCACCGACGCCGACCCGGTCATCGCCTCGCAGGACGAGGCCTGCGGACTGGTGACCGCCTCTTCCCACGGCCCGCCGACCACATCGGGCAGCACCGCCACGACGGGCGGGATGCACAGGCTGGTGAACGCATCGAAGTCCACCGACACCACCGACGCCGTCGGCACCTCGGCCACCACCGCGACCAGATCCCCGGCCCCAGTCCCGTCCCCATCCGCGAACAGGGCCAAAGGCTTCTTGGCGCTGGGGATGAACCGCCGGTCAAACCCCGGCGGTGGTGGATACCGGAAGGGCACCTGGCCCAGGTTGATCAGGTAGTCCTGGGCCGTGTTGGCATTGAGCCCCACCAACAGGGCCGGCACCATCGCCCAATCCTTGGGCACCCGAAACGGGCCATCAGTGCCGATGCTGCTTTTCAGTTCACCCGTCAGAATCCCATTGATCCACAACTTGATGGACCCCACATCGTAGTCGATCCCGACCCCTATCCACGAGGTGTAGACGTTCGACCATGACCCAGTCTTGGTGTGGTCCGACGTGGTGCTGAACGGGAACCGCTGATGGTTCGTGTAGTTCGTCCCGCTGCCCTGGTCCACACGCAAGGTCTGGGCGCAGGGTTGCGGCGTCGAACCATTGAGGATGAACCCAACCCCGTCATTCCCCTGGTTCACCAGCCCCACCTGCACCCCAGCGTTGAGCGTCCCAGTCGCAATGCCCAGCGCCTCAACATAGAACCGCCCCGACGTGCGCCCAACGCCGTCCAGCAGCATCACCGAAAGACCGTAATCGATCTGCGCCCGGCTGATGCGGATGTACCCATCCGAACCGACCGAATACCGCCCCTTGCGATCATTGAAGCCGCCGGCCTGGCGCACCATCTCTGCGATGCGAGGGACGCCCAGGCGCGGGGTGGCTGCGATCAGGGGCATGGGGTTAGCCTATGGCGTCGAGGGTGGACAGGAGCACACGCAGAAACACATCACGGGCCACCTCAGCATTCAACAGCCGTACCCGTAAACGTTTCACTCCATCTAGCGGGATTTCCGCCGACAGATCCCACGCCGATGCCGTCAAGTAACATTCCGACCGGGTGTGATCATAAGCGTTCACCGTTGGTTCGCTGAACGTGGTGTCCGATGTGGACGCCGACTTCACCCGTTTCATTTCGCAGGCGTAGATGGTAGACCCATCCACATCAGCCAGGAAGACCAGGTCACCCGGCTGCATAGCACCATTCCAGGACGTGATATTGACCACGCTGGACCCAGCCGAAACGGACGCCGTCATTTCACTAACCCTATCCGTCGTCACGGCAAAGGCCCGGTAGTCCCAGGTTATGGCCTCAACCCAATCGTCACCTGAGTCCGATGGGGAAACATCGATCGCGGCAATCAGTGACCAGGCGTTGGCCTGTAATGATTTTTCACCGCCCACGCTGACATGGACCCTGGCCACCATCTTCCCCGCCACGCTGGCCGCCGCCGTAGCCGACGCCTCACCCGCCGCTATCCTGGTCCAATCCAGGAGCGTCGTCCCTATGGTTTTGACATACGCCTTGGCCACACATCACCCCACACTGTCCAGGGTAGACAGGATCACCCGCGCCAACACCGACTGCCCCCCGTTCGCATTATCCACCACCACCCGTATCCGCGTGATGGCCGACAGGTCCAGGTCAGCCGATAGCAGCTCGGCCTGGTCGGTGATCGCCGCCCCACTGTCGTGATCATACGCCAGCGGCGCATCCAGCGTCACCGTCGTCCCGCTGATGCCCTTCACCCGCGCCAGTTCATACTTGGTGCTGTCGGTGGTATGCCCCAGGAACAGCAGATCCCCGGCCGTGATGTTGGTGGCCGAGGTCACCACGATGGACGTATCCCCGGCCGACTTCGCCCCGTTGAAGGTCGTCGCCGCGACGCTCGCCCCCACAAACGGATTCCAGACCAGGGCCGGAAACCACGCATCATCCCCGCTGGCCTTGGCCGACGCATCGATGCGCACCAGCGGCCAGCCGGGCGTCCAGGCCGTGGCAGACACCCGGCCAATGGACACCGCAAAGCGGGCCGTGATCTTCGTCCCCACATCCACCGCCGACCCCACCGACACGTTGCCCGTGGTCACGGTGGTCCAGGCGAGCAGCGAGGTACCAACGGTTTTGTTATAGGCCGTAGTCATGATTCCTCCATCCTGATGATGTACACGGTCACCGAACAGATCGCCGCAGCGACCACGGCCGGCGGGTCTACCAGCGCGGGGTTCTCGGCCACGCCCACCACCGCCGCAGGCGATGACGCCGCCACGCCCAGATCCCCCGTGGCCGTCGTCACCCGACCCGCCCACAGACTGTCCGCAGCCTCAACCAAGGCCGGGCCGCCGATCACCGCATTGATGGCCTCGGCTCCGGTCTCATCGTCGCCGCGCCACAGATGCGCCAGGCCTGCCTCATCGCCCACCAGGGCTAGCATGCCGGCCGCCACGTCTGCCGCGTCGGTGGCCACCGACCAGAGGGCTAGATCATACACCCGGTGGCCAGGGCACCCATCGGGTACCGTGCCATTGAGCGCATAAATAACCCCGTCACCCGGTGCCATCTCTTCGACCGGTTCCACCGCCGTAGCGACCTCGACCCCATCAACGAACGCCGTGACCGCGTACCCGCTCGCCGTCAGTTCCCAGGAAAACGCGACGTGATGCCAGAGCCCATCATCGGGTATCTGGGCGGAGGCCGTCACGGCCTGGTCAAAGGCCAGACGCAGCGTCAGCGATGCCACCAAGTCGTCATCGATCACCGCCAGCAGGTTGGGCGTCTGGACGATGACCTGGTCATCATCCGGCGTCGTCCCGACGTAGCGATGCGCGAACCACAGCGCCCCGCTCGCGGTGATGGCCGGTCCCACGGCGTAGGCATACGACTCCCCATTGGTGGCCAGCGATATGCTGGGCTCGCCATAGGTGCCGGTGCCGTAGGTGCCATCACCGTAGGTCTTCATCGGTCATGGATCAATGGTCGTAGTGGTCGGAGTTGGTTCGGTTGGCGTGGTGGTCGGTTTGGGTTGGGCGGCAGCGTCGCGTTTCTTCTGTTGCAACCTGACCCATGAATAGATCGTGGCCTGTATCTGGCCGGCGGTCATGGTCTTGCCAAGAGGCTCGTCAGTAAGCGGGTTTAGCAGATCGACCGGTTCGTCCATGTCGACCTGCACGGTGAATGCTTCACGGTCGGCCAGGTGGCGCTCGCCATCGGCAAGCAGGACCACGTCTTCTTCGTAGATAATCGCGTCCGGTAGGCCGCCGTTGGGGTTATTGATTCGCAGGCGATAGCACCTCGTGCGGGTGTCGCCTGGGTTGGCGGTGGGGGCGTAGGTGTTGGGCATCGTCATTCCCTAGAGGGTGTGGAACCAGGTAAGGACAAGCTGATCGGTGCCGCCTGCGTTGCTCTCCATCGCGTGTCCGATCTCTTGGAAATGGGTATCGCTGGTCGGTGGGGTCGGGATTGCGTCTGACTTGCCGCGTCCATTGGTAACGGTGCTGCACCGCATCCAGTCGCCCCGCGTCGTCGCTTCGGAATCTTCCATCAAAACCTTGCATATTGCGCCAGTGGTCCATATCCACATGGGAGAACCGTCAGCGACTCCGGCCTCGTATACCACGCCGGTTGCGTCGTATGGGGACGTTGTGGTTACAAGTTCAGCGGCGTTGTCGTAGCTGGCTGAAGGGGTAACGATGGTGCCCTTGACCGACGTCGCCCCGGTGCGATTGATGACCTTGAGTTGCAGCCCACGTTCGTTCGTGCTGGTGTCGTCCACAATGCGGACATTTGCGCCGATCATGCTTATTTCAGCCATGGTTTAGCTCCACGTCTGGACAGTAGTCCAGGTTCCAGACTTGCGGATTTCTAAGGTTGCGGTCCCTGACGACGGGCTGCTGATGCGGACGCTGCCGTCTGTGGAAGCGTCTCCTCGAAGGTAGAAAAAGTTACCGTCTGCTATCTTGCAGTATGCCTTGTCTATAACGACCTTCGGAATCTGGTCGTTTCCAATGTAAAATCTATGTTGTGCGGTGGACGACGCAGTTACAGAGGTAATGTCAGCATGGTATTCCTGAGCGGCAGTCACACCGTCGTAGGTGACGGTCAGACCGTACGCCCCGCTGCCGTCGTCGTATGTGCGGAGCTTGAGGGCGGCGCGTGTATTCGCGTGCTGGGCGTTGCAGTAGGTATCGCCAGCGGAGACGTACTTGGGCGTTGCGGTGCCGGTGCCGGTGGTGGTCGTGCCGACCTGCATGAAGCTTGCAGCGTAGTAAATGCTGGCGTTTAGATCGCCCAATGCAGAGACGTCGGCATTTGTTACCTGTAGTCGGTTGGCCGTCTCGCCGCGCAGGAAGGCGAGTGACGTGTTGCCAGCCTTGAAGTTGATGAATGGGTAGCTATCGCGGTCGATTGCTATGCCTCCACCGGACGAGTTGCCACTGCCGACGACGATGAAGGCATCGGTGCGGATCTGTTTGGCTGCATAAACACCACCGTACGCTTGCAGCGACCCCGTTTCCGATCCGGTGCAGTCGGTCGTGTCGTTTGCTAGAACCTGGCCTGCGAATGCTGCCGCTGTTCCGCCGCTGGCTCCAATGGTAAGGCATGCGCTACCGCCAGACGCCTGTAGCACCAGACCCGCCGAAGATCGCGCGCGTATCGTCTCGCTGCTCAGTGCTGAAATCTGCGTCCGGTCATCAAGGTATGCAATCCCCGTCAGCCGCGCCGTCAGCGTGGCCGAGTCCCCCGCCGGATCCGTCCCCAGCATTCCCACAATATCATTGATGGCCGTGGCCAGCGCATTGTGATGCGCCGGGTGATCCGTCAGGGTCTTGAGCAGGGCCGTCTTGTTGGCCGCTATCGTGTCGGGTGGATAGGCCATAGGTCAGGCTCCGAACTGCCAGGACACAGGGATGGACAAGGGCCACTCAAGCCGGAACCCGACCGGCACGCGCCCCCAGTCCTGCGGCCCTGGCGTGATGGCCGGCGCGTCATCCAGGGCTGCGATGGCATCAGCGCAGGCCGCAGCGATGACCCGCGCCCTATCATGCGCCGTAGCCTCGTCGCGATCGTTCACCCATACAAACAACCGGCATATGACCGCCGAGGCCCCGCCACCGGGTCGGTCATGGTTCTGCGGCCCATACTCCAGGGCTACCTCAACAAACGGGCAGCGCCCCCGGTTGCGCTGCCCCACAAGCCCGCCGCCCGTACCAAACACACGCGGGACGGTGGCCGACGACCAGGTCGCCTCGGCCACGCCCGCAGCAGCGGCCACCACCGCGCCACGACAGGCCGAGACGACGCGATCGCGTAGGCCGGTCATGAGGCCCCCGTCAGTTCGGGTTCGTCAGGCGCAGCGGGGTGTTGAACGTCACCTGGAAGGTGCCGTTGTTGGACGCCACGTCGGCGCCAAAGTCGCAGTACCCCACCAACTCATCCGCCGACGAGGCCCCGCCCCGCGACTTGTAGATGACCGCCGCACGGGCGGTAATGGTGGAGTTTGCCCACGACGGATTGCTGAAGGCAATGTCCGTCCGGTGGTTGGTGGTGTCATTGGTCACCGTCACCGTGGTGGCCGCGCCGCCGGCCGTGTAGCCGGTGCCGCTGACCTCGTTGGTGACATCGCTGCGCTTGGCATGCGTGCCCTTGTTGGGACTGTAGGCGTTGGTGACCAGCATCACCTTGAAGGTGTCGGTGTCGAAATCGATGGACCCCTTGGCGAGGTCATACAGCATCGAATCGAAAAGCAGGCTTGCCATGGTGGTGGCTCCGTTGGTTGACGGTGATCGTGGTGATCAGGTGCCGGTGGCGGTCGCCTGCGGTGCGGCGCTCTTGGCCGCCGGACCGCTGGGCGGCACATCCACGCCAGCACCGTCCGCAACCCGCCAGCCCAGGCTGATGAAGTACGGCAGTTCCCGCCGCTCACACTCGTGGCGACAGCTGCCGGCCTGATGCGGGAGCAGATTGCGGACGATCTGAATCTTGTCGGTCGGGCTCATGGAATCCTCGGATATGGGGCGGCCCTGGGCGCCGCCCCGGTTAGGGTCAGCCAAGCAGCAGAGCCAGGAACTCAGGCTTCACGCACTTGACGCCCCACACGGCGCGGACCACGACCGCCTGTTGCAGGTGGCCCTTGTAGACCGCGACCTGGAAGGCCAGACCGCTGGTCGGATCCGACACGTCCATCACATCGCTGGCCGCATCGCCACCAGGCGGCAGGGCCGGGGCGCGCATGGCCAGACGCAGGGCGGCGCGGTGGAAGGCCATGTTGGCGGTATAGCTTCCGCCGATGGTCATGGCCGCATCGTCAGCCTCGGCCACGCGCAGACCGGGCGCACCCAGCACGATGTTGCCGCTGACGGCGGTGATGCCGGTCTTGACCACATACCGATGCGCGGTCGAAGCCCCCGCGAAGGTCACCACGTCGCCGGCCTTGATGCCGGTGGTGTTGACCGTGCCGCCATCGAGGGCGATGGTCGTCTCACCGATGCCCTCACCGCTGGCGTTGTTGATCAGATACCCGGTGCCCGCGCCCTTGGTGTGGGACTTGATCTGGCCACTGACGCCGATCTGGAAACCTTCCAGGTCGCCAATGGTGCCGCGCCGCAGCATCGCATCGGTGCCGGCCTCGTTCACCTTGAACAGGGCCGACTGCTTGCCGCGCAGGTTGGCGGCGGCCGTGGTGTTGATGATCAGGCGCAGTTCGCTATCGGGGCAGCCGTTGTCTTCCAGGATCTTGCGAACCTGGGCCACGTCGGACAGGTCGCCAGCGGTGCCGAAGGGGGCGGTGGCAGCCGTGCCATACGCCCGCGACGCGGCCACATACAGAGCGGCCAGGTCGGCCTCCACGGTATTGGCCAACACGCGCATGGCCTGGGCCATCTGGTCGCGGAAGACGGGATCGATGTTCTGGCCCAGGCTCAAGCGTTCCTCGCCCGTCCAGGGGAACGAGACGCCCTTGAAATTATCCAGGGTCATGGTGTCGCTGCCGATGGTCACGCCCGAGGGGTCAGGAAGCGTCATCGACGCGCTCTGATCAGCGGTGGACATGGCACCAACGACCGGCCAGCGGATGGTCTGATCCTTGGCCACGCGCTCAGCGCCGGGCAAGCGATCCACGGCCGGGATCAGGCCGATGCGCTCACGCGCAACGACATCCAGGGCCGCGTAGATGGTGGGAACGAGATTGGTGAGGGTGTTGGCGCTCATGCGCTATTCCTTTGGTTGTGGTGGTTCAGTCGATGACGGTCAGCTTACCGGCGATCAGGTCAGCCCGCTGCGTTGGCGTCACGGTGGCCAGGTCGGCCCGCCGTATGGTCGCAGCGCCGGGTTGCCCCGTGCCGGCCGCGCCGCTGCCGGGCGAACCGGTCGCAGCGCGGAAGTGTGGGCGTTCGGTGATGAACTGCTGGACGAACGCCGCCGCGTCCAGCGGTTTCCCGTCCTTCCCCAAGGGCGGATTCACGACGGTCAAAGCGTCTTTTTCCAGGTCATAGCCGACCTGCCGTTCCAGCATGGTCGCCAGATCCTTGACCGCGCCCGGCAACACGCCGGGAATGGCCGCGATCTGACGTTCCAGGGCCGTGGTGCGGTACTTGCCGGCCAGGGCGTCGATGCGCTTCTGGTTGGCCTCCCGCTCGATCTGCAAGGCCTTCTCGTACTCGCCCTTATTGACCAGTTTGGTCCGTTCGGCTTCCTCGGCCGCCTTACGGCTCGCCTCATCGGCAGCCTTGGCCTTGCCCTCGATCTCAGCCAGCCGCGCCTCGATGGCCCGGCGGGCGTCCTTGTCGGCGTCGCGGGCCTTGATGACCGCGTCCGCCTGATCGTCGGGCAGTTCCAGGGTGAGTCCGTGGATTTCGACCTTCTTCGGCATGGGATCAGTCCTTGCCCGTCCGGGCACGGGTGCGGGTATCCGCCCGCTTGGGGTTGGGGCGCTTGTCGGCCTCGGCATCCGCCGTGGTCGTGACGGCATCCGCCGTCTGCGCTGGGGTCTCAGTCAACATGGTCCACCCCAGGCCCTCAAACTCGGCCAGTTGGTGCGGCGCACAGTGCGCCACCCCACGCTCGGGATGGATGATCGTGATGGTTCCGTGTACGGCCTCGCTCATGTCGCAGCCCTCCGCGTCGGCATCTGCACAAACGGCGAGGCCGCCAGATCGGCGTCCCGCTCGCTGGCCTCGGCCAGTTCCCGCTCCAGCGTGGCCTGTTCCTCGGGCGTCAGGTTGCCCCAGCGGCCCGCGAACTCGCGCCAGGCCTTCTGACGCAAGACCGGCGGGGCCGTGGTGGCTGTGGTCAGGCGGATGGTGAAATCCAGTTCAGCGGCCAGGTCCTGTGGTGCGAAATCATCCGGCCAATCGCAGTCACCCGGATACGCCCAGCCACCCCAGCCGGCAGCCATGGCAACGGCCCGGTTCTCGGCCGCCTCGGCCGCATCGGCCAGCGCCGCCAGGGTCGCCTCCACCTCGTTGAACGCGAAGGCCTTTGCCACGCCGCTTTCCGGCTGCCCGACCTCAGTGGGATTCCCAGGTGCCAGCCCGGCCGCCCGGTACAACTCCCGCACCTCACGGTCCAGCGACTGGCGCAAGCTGTCAGCCTGCGTCGGATCGGCCGCAATGCGGTCCAGGGAGGGCACCGTCCCCGCCACGGGCGGGATCACCATGATCATGCCCGCGCCCACGGTCGGCGCTTTGACCAGTTCCGGGTCAGCGCCCAAAATGACCGGCACGGTGAACGTGCTGGCCTGAAGTTCTTCCCGCAGCCACGATTCCAAATTGCAAATCGCCTTCTGCGATTCCGCGATGGGTTCCGCCTGCGAGGTCGCCCCGACCAGCGGCGTCAGGCGCACCAGGGGGCACCCGCCCGCCGTGTGGGGCATCAGCGGTCCTACCGCCACCACCCGCCAGGTGGCCGACCCCGTGGCCCGTTCCTGCGCCAGTTCAACCCGCTGCACCGCCTCTGCGTCCACGTTCCAGCCGTAATGATTCCCCGCGTCATCGACCAGCACCACCAGACCCGCCACAACGTTGCCGTGGGCGTCCTCGCGCCAGTCCAAGACCGCATCGGGAGTCACCACCCGCAGGATGGACCGCTGCCCGGCCGCCAGGGCCTGGGCCTGGGATTCGAACGTCCCCACCCGAAGCGCATCCGCCAGCAGGTACGCCGTCCCCTCGACCTGGGCCATCCGCAGGGCCCTCCGCATCAGCGCGGCCAGCGTCGTCCCAGCGCCGTCAGCGTCCGCGACCAGGTCGGCATACTCACCGCCCGCGTCCGGACGCTCCACCGGTTGCCGGCAGACGTGGTCATTGAACCGGCTGACGATGCTGCGCACATACGGCCGCCCCACCGCCTGCGACAGGCGCCGGGTGTACCGCTTGCATGGTTCCTCGTCCGGTTCGCGCTCATGGCGCGGCAGGATGGGCAGCATCGCCGCATCCCGCCCGCGTGCGTAATCCCACGCGCACCGATCCGACCACCGCCAAAAGGCGCGGGCCTGCGCCTGGGAGGCGTAGGCAGCATGGACCGGCAGCGCAGTACCGACTTGGACAGGGATCACGCCCCCACCGTATGCCACCGACGGACCGCGACGACCAAGGGTCAGTCATCGCACCTAGACCAGGATGCCGCCCACCTTGCGGTCGGGTTGCATCACCCGGTAACGCACGGCGTCGGCTATGTGGTCTTCCGCATCCGTGTCCACGTCGTCGGTCTTCAGGTGATCCCGCGGCAGCGTCGGCAGCGTCCGGCACGCATGCCGGCAGCGGTCGAAGATCACCAGGCATGGCCCTTCCGGCCGGTTCTTCGCCGCCTCCTGCATCAAAGACCTCATCTTCTCCCACCCATTGACCCGGCTCCCCGGACCCTTCTCCGCCGGCACCCATCTGACCCCACGCTTCGCCATGTCATCCGCGATGCAGTTCCCATTCTCACTGGCGAAGATCGCACTATCGGCCGGCCCAGGAGCCACGTCCTTGATCCCCATTACCGCCTCGCGCTCCTTGATCCCCTGCGCCACCTCCACCGCCAGCATCTTGGCGCCCTCGTTCGGCTTGCCGCTCCACCCATACCACTCATCGGTCAGCACCCACGACCCCTTGGGCAGATCCATGCACCCCGGTGCCGTCGTCCCATCCGACTGCGCCCACCAGCACACGGCGAACGGCTTGGACGATCCCCAGTCGAACGACCGCGACCGCCGCCACGACGCCGGAATGGGAATGGCCGACCGCACCACGCCACCGCGCCACACATCGTCAAACATCCCGCCCGCCACGATGTTCCAGTCCCCATCCCGCAGCGCCTTGCGCAGATGCTCCGGAAGCGCCTCCAGGCTCGCCGCGTACTCCTGCCCCAGGCTCGGGTTGTCGGCCAGTCGCGCCGGAATGAACTGGCGCATCCACCCGCCCTCAGCCTGCCACGCCTCATTCACCGGGCGCGGATCCACCCACATCCCCTTCACCCAGTTATGCCCCACGCTGCCAGGATTCGACCCGCACAGGATGCGCGGGAAGCGGAACCGCCCCGGCGGCAGATTCGCCGACCGGCACCTGGACCGGATGAACTCATACTGGTAGGCCGTGAAATGCGTCAGTTCGTCCACCAGCAGGCCGTCAATCTCCGAACCCTGGAACCCATCCACGTCCTTTTCCCGCTGGCAATGCTTGCCCACGATGGTGGACCCGTTCGGGAATGTTATCGTCAGATCCGACACATTGAACCGCACCTGCCCGCTGGCGATCCACGGCATGAGCAGGGCCGGGAACCCTTGCCGACCACTAAAGTGATTCGCCTTCAGATCCGGGAACTCCCGCCGCACGATCACCACCTGCACCCCAGGGGCCGACAAGGCCCAGGCGATGGCCGCCACACGCATCAGATGGCTCTTCCCCCCACCAGCCGCGCCCCCATACAGCACCTCCGTCGCCGGCGTCGTCAGGGCCTGCATCTGGCGCGGCCACAAGGCCACCTCAGCCACGATCAGACTCCAGCGCCTTGGGCGCCTCAACCACCTGGCCGTCCACCGGCTTGGGCTCGTCCATACGCCGCTCGATGATCGACAGGGACACGGCCGGCCCATCGATGCGGCCGGAGTGTTCGACCGACTTGAGGGACGGGTAGATGTACGGCAGCGCCGTCTTCATCATCTGATTTCCCACCATCCGCCGCTTCTCGGACCTGCTCTTGAGCATCGGCCATGCGATCTTGGCCATCTCGACCGGAATGTTCCCCCCGATGACATCTTCCAACTGAGCCCGTTGCACCGCCGTTGTCATGGCTGTCTGACCTTTTTTTCGGCCAGATCCCGGTATTTTTTTATGGCCCTTCTTGAATGGCATACAAAATCCTTACGATTTTTGTTTTGGTCCCGCCAACCTTGGCCGCGAATCCACCCCCACCACCCGCGCCACCTCGTCCACCCGTATCCGCGCCTCCGGATTCAGCCGCACCTGGCACACCCCCCGCCGATGCTGGGGATGCCGCACGATGGTGAACAGGAACAGGTTGTCCGGAGCCAGCGTGGACCGCAGCCCATTGGGCGGCACCCCCATGATCTCCGCCAGCCGGGCCAGCGGAATCCCGTCATCGGTGAACCGCGCCAGGATCCCAGCAGCCATCGACCGCCGGTCCATAGCGTACTGCCGGTCCCACTCGCCAAGGTTGCGGACCCCCCTGGTTTTCATGATTCAAACCGCTCCAGGTGGTCATGCCCGTTGCCATGCAGCAAGGGCCGCTTGCGCCCCTTGAGCGGCTGCGGTTTGATCCGCAGATCGTCACGGATGGCATGCGGACAGGCGATGGCCTTGCGGACCGCATCCCGTTCCATCCAGACCCATTCCCCATTGGGGAGTCGGACGCGCAAGTGGTGTTCGGTGGTAGGCGTGGTGGTCATTAGAACATCTCGTCGATCAGGTCGGTAATGGGTTTCGATGTGTGTTTATGTGAACCCATGTCTATGGTGGTTTGAACGGCCCTTCCTGGCCCTATGTCTCCCCACCCTGGCTCGTCTATGGTTTCGGCGTCGCTGTGCGTCCTTGGCCTAGTTGCTGCCTGCGGCGTGGCATCCTCGCCCTCATCGGGTCCCGTCCCGTAGTGCATCCGGCCTGCTGCGGCCAGCGTGCGATCCTTGACCGGCAGCGTCGCCACCTGGTCGAAGAACGCCGCGTAGTCACTCCGGTCAAACATGGGCAGCCAGGCCTTGAGGTTTGGACCGACCTGGATCTTGAACCGGTTCAGATACCACCGCCGCGCCACGTCGTTCGAAGGGCGGTTGGCGCGGTAATACACCTCGTTGGCGTCGTTGATCACCTTCGGATCCCGGACCTCGGTCTTGGTCTCGGTCGAGCGTGCGGCCGTGGGGGCGGCAGGCTCCAACCGGTTCCAGGACGCGGCTTCGACCTTGCCGCGCAGGTCGATGTTCCCGACGTTGATCACCTGGTCGGCAAACACCCGTGATGCCACCGGCTCACCGTACAGGTCTGCCAACTTGGCCCGTTCATGGTTCGTCGTCAGGATGGTTTTGAGCCCGTACATGCGCCGATGGCTCAGTACGGCGAACAAGACCTGGACATTCCACTCGGTGGGTTTCTTGTACCCGATGTCATCGATGCACAGGATCCCCTTGAAGCTCGCCCAAGCGTCCAGGTGCGGCAGGCTGAACCGGTTCGTGTCGATGTCCGAGGACTCGGACAGGACATGCACCGGAACCGATGCGACCCGCCGAATCGTCCAGATCTGGGTCGTCTTGCGCGTTCCCGGTCCACCCGTCAGGACGAGGGTTTGCCAGTGCCCGGACAACTTGGCGATGGCTTCCGGAAGTTTCCAACCGGCGTATTCCGGTGGGATTTTCTGTTTCGTGTTCAACGTCACGGTTTCGTTGTCGTCGCTCATGGTTTTCTCCGTCCTAGTCCAGGCTGACCACGATTGAACCCGGCGTCACCGGAGGATATTTTTTCACCCACAACTCACGAACGTCCTGTGGCCAAATGGGTTTACCGGTTGGAATGAATCGTTCCCGGATGAAATCGACCAGGGTCTGATGCCGTGGATCTTCAACCGTCGCCCCATGTAAATCCTTGAGAAAACCCCACCAGGCCGGCCAGTTGTTCCCGCCGATCTTGGCACCGACCCGGATCAGATCTCGAACCCATTTCCTGGATTTCACATGGATTTTCCACAGGTCTGCCGGATCACCGTCGGAATCCTCGGATGGATTCTCAACGGGATTCTCAGGTTTTTTTACCTGGATCACCGGCTCGTCGAACGGGTTGAAATTTTCATCGACCGGCTCGGACGCACACGCACCCCCCCCAGCCACGGCGGGGGGTTGGGGGGTATGTGTCCCTGTCCCTGTCCCTGTCCCTGTCCCTGTCCCTGTCCCTTGGAGTGTTTTTGCCCCCCCTTGTCCCTGGGGACATTGGGCGTTGTCCTTGGGGACATGCGCTTCCTGTCCTTGGGGACATTTGGCGTTGTCCCTGGGGACAGACCCGTCCTGTCCCTGGGGACATTTGGCGTTGCCCCTGGGGACAGACCCGTCCTGTCCCTGGGGACGACCGTTTGAGACCCATGCCTCAAACGATGGACAATCCATCTTTTCGCCAGTGCGCTGGTTGATCTTTTTTATCCGAGCGCACTCAGTCTGCCACCGTTGCGTAAGCTTCCGACGCCACGCCTCACGCACCTTTTCAGTGACCACAGGATGATAGAGGCGGCCGTCGGCGGCTCTGTACCATCCACGCAAACCACCTTGGGCGCGCACTTTTTTCCAACCCTTGATGTCCCGTCCAAACCCCATCGCCCTGGTCAATGCGGCATCATCGTCGGGCAGGCTTCCAGCCGGAATCTGATGCCACGCATACAGCCAGGACAATATGGAACAGCGGAACACTTCGGCATTGGCAGACATGGCCAATTCACTGTCACGCAGACGCAGGGCGTCTATCTGGTAGAACCGGAAGTCCCTCAGGTCGCAGTCTGCTGGAACCGGAGGGACCGGAAGTTCACCGCCACTGAATCCCCCCCGATCGGGAGGTGACACCCGCTCATCGGGCGAAGGGGCAGGCCCGTGACGGCAACCCGTCGGGAGGGATTCAGAGGTGGTGTGATTGGTCGTGGTCATGGTCATTCCCCTTGCCTCGCTTGTTGTGCCGTGTCACCGGCCTTGGTTTCCTCGATCACTGCCAACACTTGCCGAACCGCATCCGCCGCCGACCGGGCCACCAGATACACCCCGCCATGGGCGCGGATCATCTTCCCGTAGGCGATCTGCTTACCGCTCTGCCGCCCCGTGGGCGTCTTGCATTCGATCTCCAGCCGCCGGCCCGACCCCAGGAACAGCCCCGTCAGGTCAGCCGCACCCGGCATCCCGAAGCGCACCAGACGCCCCCGCGCATCCGGCAGCGCCCCGGTGTTCTGCCGCCACACGCGCACCCGGTCGCCCAGTTCGGCCGACAACGCCAGCAGCACCTGAGCCACGATCACGGTCTCGCTCATGACGCCACCGCCTGCCGCTCAGGACCGCCACGCAGCAGCGCCGCGCTCGGCCAGTGACCGTAGATGGCCTTGAACTTGATATGGGCCCAGGTGGCCTTGTAGCCATTGCTTTTGGCCTCGGCCCGCAGCCGGTTCATTGCCCGGCGCTTTTCACTCTCATCCGCCACCGGCCGCAGCGCCGACGGGTCCACCCGCTCCAGTTCCCCGGCCGCCGCCTCGGGCACCTGGTCGTCCTCATCCGGCGGCGGGAACGCATACCCGCACAGCGGGCACGTCTGCGTCCCGGCCTTGAGCGCCGCCGCACACTGGGGGCACAACCGCACCGATGGGGCCGCTCCCTGGGCCTCCAGCCCCTCCAGCGAGTACGCGATCGGGTCAGTGACGAACCCATGCCGCAAGGTGTTCCCCGCATGGTCCAGCACCAGGCAGTCATCCTTGCCCGCGTCCGTCCGCAGCCCCCGCCCAACCATCTGCAGGTAGAGCGCCCGCGACTGCGTCGGACGGGCCAGGATCACCGCCCCACACCGTGGCAGATCCCATCCCTCGGTCAGGATCGCCACGTTGGTCAACACCTTGATCTTCCCCGACGCCAGATCAGCCAGCCGGCCCTCACGCTCGGCCGCAGGCGTCGCACCGTCCACCGACGCCGCAGGAATCCCCGCCGCGCTGAACGCTGCCGCCACATGCTCGGCATGCTGCACCGTGCAGCAGAAGGCCACCGTCGTCCGGTCCAGGGCCAGCCGCGCCCAATGGCGCACCACATCCCCGACCAGCCGCGGCTGATCAACCCGCGTTGCCAGTTGCCCCTGGGCGAAGTCCCCGCCCACCCGGCGCACCCCGCGCAGATCCGGCCCCGGCTGCGTGTACACCACGGGCGGCACCAGATGCCCCATGGCGATCAGATCCTGGATGCCCACGCGGGCCACCAAGGCGTCGAAATGTTCCTTCAGTCCCCGGCCATCCAGGCGGAAGGGCGTCGCCGTCAGCCCCAGCAGGGCCGCCCGGTCATACCGCTTCACCACCGAGGCCCAGGACTTCGCACACACATGATGACACTCATCCACCACCACCAGGTCGGCACCCGGCACATCCTTGCGCCGCGCCAACGTCGGGATGGACGCCACCTGCACCGCCTGACCGTCATACGACCCGCCCGCCACGATGCGCCCATGCGCCACCCCGCAGGCGTCCAGCTTCCGACTACACTGATCGATCAGTTCCGCCCGGTGGGCCAGAAACAACACCCTGGACCCCTTCGCCGCAGCACTGGCCATGATATGGCTGGCAATGACCGTCTTCCCAGCCCCTGTCGGTGCCACCGCCACCAGACGACGCTTGCCCGCCCGCAGTTCAGACCGCAAGCCGTCCACAATCGCCGTCTGGTAGTCGCGCAGCGCCAGCATGGTCAGCCCACCGCCTTCAGGGCCGGCGCACCCGGCTTACGGACGATCAGCGGGGCCATCTCGGCCGTTATCGCAGCACTCTTGCCCAGCAGCTTCTCAGCCTGCGCCGGACTGATCAGGTCCTTCATCCACACCGCATCCGCCGGCTTCCCCTTGGCCGACGCCAGCCGCGCCAGCACCACCGCCGCCTCGGCCTCATTGGCCCAGCCGCGCCGGCCCTCGCTGGCCTCCACGCTGCACCCGGCAACCGCCCAATCCCCGGCAATGGCCCCGGCCTCGATGCACTCACGCAGGGCTCCCAGTTGGGCCTGCGCCATCCGCACCCGGTCCCACAGCCGCCGCCGGTCCTCGGCTGACAGACTGCGCACCAGATCCTTGAAGCTGCCAAAGCGCGGCACCATCGCCACCGCTGCCCACCGGGCCGGGCACATCTCCCGCCCCGCGCAAAACGTGCAATGCTCGCCCACACACAGCGGCGCCATCGGGCTATGCGCCAGATCCACGGCCTCCCGGTACGCCCTCGCCAGCCCCGCCAGATCCTCAGCCGACCAGATATACCCCACCTTGCGCCAGGGATCATCCGCCGCCGGCCGCAGGATCGTCGTCGTCACCTGCCGCACCCCGAAGGCACGGGCGATGCCATGGGCATACAGGATCAGTTGCCAGTTGTGCTGTGGGGCCTTCACCGCCCGAGCGCCGAACTTGAAGTCCTCGATCGTCGCCCACGAACCCGGCACCACCACCGCATGATCCACCGTCCCAAACCCGGCCCCGCAGTCGCTCAAATCAATCCGCTCTTCCCACAGATCCAGACCGCCCACCGGCATCAGCGCCTGGGCGTCCTTCACTGCCTCAACAACGAAATCCACCGCCGCCTGATCCTCAGCCGGCAGAGCGTCATACCCAGCACGGTCACCCGCGCACACCTGGCCGACGATCCCATGCAGCCGAGTCCCGCGTGAACTGTGCTCATCATCCTTCTGCGGGCACACGGCCGACACCCGCAGCGACCCAGGGCAACGGATGATCCGTTCCGCCGAGGACGGCCCGGTCGGACTATGGGCCAGATCGCCCACCGTCACCGCCGACGCCCCCGGCACCGATCCCGCCGTCACGCCCTCAGGGGATGCGAACAGGGCCACGAAATCCTTGTGCTCTTGTTCAGTGATCATATGGCACCTCAGAATGGGGGCTCGTCGTCCACACGGGCCGCCGCCGGAGCGGCCGCTGGCGCACTCGCCTGCCGCTCAACCCGCGCCTCACCCCCATCCTTCTTCGATCCCCCCGCAAACCGCACCTCCGTCGCCGTCACCACCACATCCCGGCGCTGCTTCCCATCCTTATCCGTCCAATCCTGGATCTGGGCCTCACCCGTCACCACCACCGAGGTCCCCTTCTTCACATGATTCCCCACGAAGTCGGCCTTCTTCCCAAACACCTTCACCGACCACCACGACACAGCATCCACCCATTCCCCATCCTTCTTGACCCGGCTCGATGTCGCCACCGAGAACCGCGCCAGATTCGTATCGCCGGCCTGAGACACGACGGGGTCCTTCCCCACGTTCCCGACCAGTACGATGGTTGCCAGACTCATGATCGCCCCCCTCGCCGGAAGACCGGCATTTATTGTCCTGGCGGGTCACACCGCCATAGTGGTTGATTCACCCCGCTGGCCCACGCCAGCACCTACACAGGAGGCCTCCCCATGGAGACCGTAATCCCCTACGACCAACGCCCGGCCTATCTGGCCGCAGCCCTGTCCATCCTGGACCCCGGCAAACGCAGTGACCCCGCCGCGATCCGGGAAGCCATTCACAAGATTCACGCGATGATCCACGACGACTCCTTGTTTCGATATACCGAAAAAACGCGGAAAGCAGGAGGCCTTGCTGTGTAGCCCTACCGTTTGACCACGAAACCAAACACATGCCACCGCACACGGAACCACCACCGACGCACAAAGCGTACAAACGGCCCGCCAATGACATGATAGGACCAGGGGTGGCATCTGTGTTGCGGTTGTGCCTTGACCACCCAATACCGTTTCTGCCAGGTGGTCATCCGAATCCATTCTTCCTTATCAAAATTATCGATGATTGACTCAGACAAAACGAAGTCTTGATCTACCGTCGCTGGGTCTTTTTGTGTAAAGTTCATGAACGTATCTCCTGTTTGTTATATAAATGATTTATTGTGTGAATTATTATTTTTTGTTGTTAGTTTTATGACCGCACCGCACCCCCACCCGTCCATCTTTTACCACCAAATCCGGCACCTCACTCGCCGGAACCCCTCGCTTGATCGCCAGCGCCCGTAGGCGCTTGATGGCGCGGGTGGCGACGGGGCGGGCGAGGCGGGAGATGGGGTGGCCGAGCGACCAACGGCGCCAGGTCCACGGCACCACTCCAGCAATGAAGTATCCTTTTTGATCGGCCATTTCTTCCAGGACCGACAAAGGCGTCTTTTGTTCCGTGGTCATGGACAAACGTTTACTCATCGTTTATACATAGTCAACCCCCACATCATCCCCCGTGCGTCCACCGTGCGTCCACGCGGGCGCATACAGCCTCGTCCCATCCGCGGTGACATTCCAAAAACATTGGCTTTATCCGGTTTTTTTATCCGACCATTTCGGCCAAATAGTCAAAAACCGATTGCAAATCCGTGAAGCCCGGTTCGACTCCGGGTGGCGCCTCCAATATAAGCCACGTCACCACAATGGTTGACGTGGCTTTTTTTATGCCTGGGGTGGTCCATCGTGCGTCCGTCGTGCGTCCGTTTGTTGCCGGGCGATGTGCTGTAATGCTGCCTGCTGACGGGCTTCATTCGTCCTGGCGTAGCGTAGGAGGACGGCCGGAGTGCGGTGGCCGGTGATGCTGGCGATGGTGGCCAGGTCGGCCCCGGCGGCGAAGAGGCGGGAGACGGCCAGGCGCTTGAGGTCGTAGATGCTGGCCTTGACCCCGGCCCTGGCGGCCAGATCCCGGAACCAGGCCGGCATGCGCTGGCGGGTGCGGGTGGCCCGTGGGTCCAGGTAGGGCAGGCCGGTGACGGTGCGGAAGATGGGACAGGTGGGGCGCTGGCCTTCGATCAGGGGGCGAAGGTCGTCCATGGTGGACGGAAGGACGGCGTGGCGGATGGTGTCGCCGCCTTTGACGTTCAAGGTGAGCGTGCCGCGCTCCAGGTCGAGATCGGCCACGGTCAGGCGGGCGGCGGTGATGGGCCGGTGGCCGTAGGTGGCCAGGAAGCGCAGCAGGGCGACGCAGCTGGGGCTTTGCTTGGCGGCTTCGGCCTCCAGGGCGGTCATCTGGTCATCGGTGAGCAGATCGGCCGAGGGACGACGGCGGGGCGATTTGGCGGTTTCGACCAGGGCGGCCTGGTGGACTTCTTGGCCCAGGCGATCCCTAGCCCAACGCAGGACGGCCCGCAGGTAGGAAAAGGTCCGGGTAATGCGGCCCTTCTTGTCGCGTCGCCAGGCATCGATGGCGGCCGGGGTGACGTGGCTGGTCCGGGTCCAGCGGTATTCCTCGGCCACGCGCAGGACCAGGCCGGCGGCTTCGTCAGCGTATTCCTTGCTGCGGCCGTTGTTGATGCGGTCGGTCTTCCAGCGGTGGACGACTTCGGCCAGGGGCAGCGGCAGGCCGTCACGGCACCCTATGGACTTCTGGGCGGCCAGGCGGGCCTCGATGGCGCGGGACATGGCTTCGGCGTCGGCACGACTGCGGACCACGGGGCTGGCGCGGCGTTTTCCGCCTTCGTACCAGCGGATTTGATACCAGTTGCGGCGGCGGGAGTGGATGGAGGGCATGGGTTAGATGTCTTCGTCGGAGCCAAAAAAGCGTTGATAGTCCGTGTTGTTTTGTGTCCTTGCGATCGTATTAAAATGAAATTCATTCATTTGAGTTTCAACCCTACGGGATATTGATGGGTGAACTTCAACCATAGACCCATTATCTAATTGTATCATGCCATGATCACCCAGACTTGGTCTAAATACCACATTTTCCATAAAGGCCGTTGAGTTTGTTTGATAATTATGCAGAGAAATATAACTTTTGACTACAGGAAGTCCTGTTTTGTTGAATCTGAAATGGTAATAAATCTCTGGGAAATCTTTGGGATCTATTTGTATTTTCTGATGATAAGATAATGAATTGTATTTATCTGCCGTTAATGTCGTAAGCGTAAATGAACTATCATCGTTTGTTTTTGTTACGATGCAATAACGAATTTTAGACGGGAATTTAGGCATCCCTAAGGTGCCAAATATGAAACCGCGTTTAATGTCGTCCTTTTTCATTTGCTACCTCGGAAGGTAGCGTTCCTTCCACCATGGTTCGTCTGATTCATGGGCAAATGAAAAAACCAATTCGCATTCATCAATGAATGACTCGATGGCTTCTGACTCTGATGCGCCACCACCAGAAACGACTCCATCGGCGAATGATGGTTTTCCTTCAGCCAAATATCCCAACTCGTCGTGGGTAAGCGTAACCCTGACGATTTCCCCATGTACCGTGATCTCATGGGGCACCTGCGGATGATCGAGGAGCGCTGGCATGCTGTTCTCCTTCCGCTGTTGGGGGCTGGACCTTGACGAAAGTATAATGGAAGTCAATCGGCTGGGCAACCAGGAAACGGTCACCGGTCCACAATTCAAACCGTGCGGTGACACACAGTTTCCCATCGGTCGGTATGGGCCTGTCTGGTGTTATGCGGAAGAATCCGCCGCGATAATCCATGGGAAGATCAGAGACCAGCGGACCGCCGTCCTCCAGATGAGTGGTCCCACCGAAGACGGCCGCGATGCGGGTTGCAGGTTCGGGCGTGCCGTTCCAGGTCAGCACGCGCAGGAAGACCGTCCAGGGGATGCTGGTCGGTCTCATGGCGACCATGCGCAGATGCATGCTGGCGGCGGGGATGGGGATGCCGCCTTTGGGTTCGCCGTCGTCCTGCAACTCGATGTGGGCATTATTGAAAACCGAAACAATCGTCAGGTTTCCGGTGTCCTGTTTCAGGATTTTTTCACAAATCATCAGCGTCCCGGCAATGAAGTCGTCGGGGATGGCGACGGTGGGCGGGAGGGGTTTGGCCGGGGTCATTTGCTTCCTTTCTTCGGCAATATCGCCGCCTCAATCAATTTATTCTGCAAAACGTCCAACTGCGCCTTGAGGCTATCCCGCTCCCGGATCACCGCCGCCAGCTCATTATGAATGGTCCGGCATTCGTTCCCGTTCGCACACAAGGCCGGGATGCAACCCACGGTGTTGCCGTCGCCGATGACCTGTTGGCCTCGGTTGCCAGGGCCGAAGACGATGGAGGTTTGGACTGGCGGCGTGTACCAATCAGGGGGATTCATCCCATTTCGCAACCATTCTGGTGAAACTTCTAACGCTTCCGCACATCGCTCCATGACCCCATCGCCTGGCCTATTCCCATTTATCAACTGACTGAGATAGGATGGATCAACACCTATCAATCGCGACAATTTCCCCTGTGAAAGGTTTTTCCTTTTGATTGCTGCGGTGAATCGATGTTTTCTCATGACTACCTCCAACGCAAACCATGGGCCTATATCAACGCTTGACAATGGGCCAACGTTTAGTAAATGTTTAGCCATGGAACCCACCACCCTCAAGGCCTGTCCTGGTGGGAAAGGATGCAACGTGATGCGCAGAATCCCAACTGAAAACGAGGCGCGGCTGGCCCGCCTGCGCGTTGTGGTGGACTTCCTGTCCACCCGCACCACGTCCCCCGGCTGGCTGGCCACCCTGCGCCGCCGCCTGCGGCAGGAGCGGGACCGGACGGAGGCCTACGTTCTGCGGGACGCGGCTGAGGACCAGGCCGAACGGGACGATCCGTTTGGGTATCGTGGCATCCGCATGTCTGACTTCATCCCAGCCTTTGCCTTGAGGTGACCCGTGATTGATCCCAACGCTACGACGCAGCGCATGTCTCAATCCCCTAAACCGGAGAACCGGGAAGGCTCGGGCGTGATCACCGCCCGCCTTCCCATCATTCGCGGGCAATCGCCCCGTCCCATGCCGTCGCGGCCGTGCCGGTTTATCCGGCGGTTGCTCGGCATTGTCCCTAAAAATCCCAAGGTTTAACCGCGCCCCACGGGGTGTTCCCGTGGCGGGGTAGGTGGGTGAAGACCGGACACCGACCGGACAAACGGTGACGCGGGGAAAGGCCCGTGACAGCCGGGAACAGCACCGGCTCTTCATCACCAACCCCCTGGAGACCCCATGGACCCCAAACGTAACCGCCGGATCTGGGATCGCGTCAAGATCACCGATCCCCGCGAGACCAAACAAGCCCAGCTGCCCGGTGGCTTCAAATGCACCGCCGTGGACATGGGCTACCTGTTGGAACGAGCCACAGAAGCCTTCGGCCCCTGCGGTCAGGGCTTCGGCTGGACCTTCCCCTTCCCGCCCTTCGCCGCTGGCGAAATGGCCGTGGTGTCCATGCGCTTTTGGTATCTGGACCCCGAAGACGGCAGCCGCGCCGAGTTCGACGTGGTGGCCTCGTCGGATCTGTTCATCCGCCGCAAGGATGGCAACCAGGTGGACACCGACGGCTTCAAGAAGGCCACGACGGACGGCCTCAAGCAGGCCCTCAAGAAGGTCGGCTTCATGGCCGACATCTACGCCGGGAAGTTCGAGGAAGACGGCTACCAGGAGCAGGCCGCCGCGTGGCTGGACGCCCAGAAGCGCAAGGAGCGCGAAGCTGTTGCCGCCCCGAACCCCACCGCCCCGCCGGCCGAGGCCCCGCAGGCCACCGCCACCGTGACCACGCCCGTCGAGCCGCCCCCGGCCGCGCTGACCAGCGAGCAGAAATGCAATGTGTTATTCGTGCGCCTCAAGCGGCTGGACGCCGCCGCCGCTGAAGCGGTCCACAAGGCCCACAGCGGCGCACCGACTGAAGATGCCGAACTGGGGCGCGCCCTGGCCAAGGCCCTGTACGGCGAACTGGTGAAGGTGGTCGGGACCGACAAGGCCAAGGCCCTGTACGCGACGCTCCCGAAGGTCGAGGCCACCGGCCGGCCCGATCCCGACCACGCCATACACAAGCTGGACGTGTGGATCGCCAGCCGGGGGAACGTGGCGTGAGCCTCTGGACTGCCCGCCCGACCGCCTACCCTGTGAGGCATCATGGCCAAACGCATGCAACTGTCGGTGGCGGAACAGCTTCGGGAGGCGATCCGCGCAGAGTTGGCCAAGGGGACCAGCCTGCGGGAGATCGCCCGGCGGGCGGATGTGGCGCCGTCGGCCATTTCCAAATTTCTGTCAGGGAAATCCTGTGTTGTCGAAACAATAGAAGCACTAGCAAAAGCGCTTGGGAAAGACCTGTTGTTGTCCTAGGTGTTTCTACCTGGAACCATTACGGGTTGACGTGGTGTTTCCAGTTGGGTACAATGCCCGGCATGGAGGCCCCCATGCCACACCACCTCACTGCCGCCTTCGGCACTTTCCTCAACAACGTCTGTAAAGAACTGACAGACCTTGGTCTGTCGTTGACCAATGTGGAATCCGCCTTGCGGTTTCACGGCAACGACAAGATCACCGCCCAGGCGGATCGTCTGTCGTTGGTCCAATCCAGGATCATGGCGATCAGTCGGGACATCCTGGTGTCTGCCCTGTTTCCGGACACATGCGAGGAAAAACCCCCTGTAAAAGACATGGTCGAAGAAAGGGTCCTATTTAAAAACGGACCCTTGTCGA